AATATATTATCACCAAACACAGGAAATTTAAACTGAGTTTCTGGATATGCGAAGATAAATGTAACGTTGGGATTTTCCCTTACAATCCATTGTAGATATGATATCCTGCCAAGATTATCAGAGGGACGTGCGCGAGTATCCATGCCATAGTTATCTGTTCCATCATACATGTTACTGATTGATTGTGTAGTGTCTTTGTGAACTTGAAGAAAGTCGAAGCCGATGAAGATGAGTTGTTTATGACCCATCTTCATCGCTTCTAGAGCAGCATTTGTACCAGCATTGCTTCGGGGGCGATTCGGATTAACAACTGCTGGTTCCCACTGCTCCTCCAATGGAGGAATGATAACACGCTTTGCGGGGAAATCACTACACTCTATTTCAGTTATAATTCCAGGATCAATTGCTATAAGATAATGCGGAAGCACATATGATTCTTTTTTGAAATCACGATAAATTGCATTACAACCAAAAACTGTTCCAGCATCTTTAATAGACATGAGATCAAACTCAAAACGGGATGTCCCATTTCCGATGATGAATGCTGGTTCTTTCATTATTCCTCCTCACCCAACAGTTTCTTAATACGCCACTCAAGCGTGCTTATCGTAGTATGTATATGACCAGTATCATGAGGTTCTATCAAAGTTTTTAGATATTCAATTTCATCTGTTAAAATCTTGATATGTAAGAACGTGGCTGAGTTGCCTCCTGGAAGATCTGAACCTGAATTGGACATTACCACTGCTCCTTCGGATATGCTTCTTGCAAAGCTGCCTTCTTAATCTTGATATCCTTGTCTTTCATTCGACACAACAGTTCTGCGTCGGCTGGATCCAATCCCTCAAGAACTTGAATGAACAGCTGCTCGCGTTTCAGATCGGTCATCTGTAGACCATCTGGTGTATTGGTGAAGTATTTGAGCATCTTGACTTCAGAATACAACTTACCTTCTTGCTCAGCAGACTCGGGCAGAGGCTGATAAGGAGGTTTCCCAGGGGGAAGTTTCCATTCAACCTGAGGATAAAAAGTATAGATACAAATATCCTTCAATGCTGGCGAGTGATTTTGTTTCAGAACAGCAGCTTGCTGCTTTGCTGTTTTCTTTTCTTCAACCTCAGCAATGATTTTGCTGAGAGGTTTCATAGCCATGTTTGCCTCCTAGAATGCTTGAACATTTTCCATTAATCTTTTGAGTCTTTTCTCCATGAAATAATTCATGATGTTTGAACGAGGAGCAGGTTCCGCACTATTATATGTATGCAATATCTGCTCCTTGATATCGGGAGGGATCTCAGAAAGATCGACGAGAGTTTTATTGCGCATATAACCACGCAGCATCCGCTCGTCACAAAAATCCTGAGGATCTAACTCTGCCCAAGTTGATAGTTTCTTGCGCGAGATTGGGCGTTGCCTTTTGCCTTCGACAAATGTGTCATCAGGAGAGAGGAAGTTAGGAACGCCATCACCACGATCACCTAGCATAATGTGCTCGCGCAAGAATCGTTCGGGATTATCTACTCTGTTGAACTTCTTCTGAACAGGGCTGTAGATATCCACATTCACATATTTCTGAAGCTGTACGAAATCCTTGTCACCCGATAGAATCAGGATAGGCTCAAGGATCTCGCCGTTTTGTTTGATTGCACCGTGTAGTCCACACAGCGTAGCAATGATGTCATCAGCTTCCGCATGAGCAACTTGTACAACTTTGTAAGGCATGTTGTCGCGGATCTCATCGCGAATGTTATTCAGTGCAGTGAACACAGCATTCCAATCGATGCTAGACTGCTCGCGATCTTTCTTACGACTTGCCTTGTAATAAGGAAAACGATGTTTTCGCCAGTAATCTTTGTCATCACAGCAGATTACCAACTCACCATAATCTTTGAGGAACTTATTTCTATAGAGTCTCAGGCTAGATAACACCATGTGGCGAACCATATCTTCTGACAGTTCGCCTGATGAGTTTTTCAACTGCATCATCAAGTTTGATATCATCACCTGATTGAGATCAACCAGTATCATTTTCCATACTCACTTAGAGTTTCATCCATACACCATTATATATGCAAAAAAAGAAAAAGGAAATGGAGTTATGCAGGATTTTTTGGTGGTTCTGGTTCATAGTAAGATTCAATCTTATCAATCATATCGTCCATTGCTTTTCGCATTGGATGTTCAAGTTCACATGTTCTGTAAATACCTGCCCGCAAACATTCAATTGAAAGAGCAAAGTCTTTATCAAATCCCGAAGCATCAACATCAACACCGTCCATAGATAAATCAGTAACCAAACGTGTTGCGTGATAATCAACCAGTTGATTGATAACCTTCATTCGAGTGTTGAGAATGTTTTCTCTATTCCCACCAAGAGTTGTGATATTGTCTCTCACAATTCTTTCAAATGGAAAATCTATGACGGTGTTTGCACTCATTTTGTCACCCTGAGCAGCACCGTGTTTTCTCCAATTCTGCCATTACAAGTGAATGGTTTGGTCGCGAGGTCATTGAACCTCTTAATTATCGCCTTTGGTCCACCCTTAATAATCATTGGAAGAAAATCATCAGGTTTGCGGACCTTGCGTTTGATTGACTGATCGGTGCTCCAGTTCTGGAGTGTGGTTCCCTTTACGGTCAAGCCACCTCTATCGGATGCGACATAATACTCTAAGACATTGTGCTTGGTATTGAACGCCCAAAGTTCTAGAGCACCGATCAGTTTCGCGGGATCTACACTAGCGATCTTGAGTGTAGTGTCCTCTGTTTGATACTTTAGATGTTTGAGGATTTGCTGAGTGGTCTTTGGCTGTTTCTTACGAGGAGCACGAACCTTGCGCTGGTTGCTGCCGAAGTTGTTAACATCATCGATGATGCCCTGAAGCAGTTTCTTGTAGTTGCGCTGTTCTTTCTTGGTCATCCAGCTGTATGCTTCGTTGAGCTGTTCGTCTTTACCAGCAAGAACTTCCTCGATCTCCTCGAGATTGGGTTCATAGTAATCGGCAATGAACTTGGCAATCATTGGCTTGACTTCGTTATGCTGAAGCCACTCATACATGTTGAACTCTTTGAGAGTTTTATGAACGATCAGCTGGTCGATGATGTCCTCGACTTCACCAATTATTTCGCCAGCTTTTTCTTTGACTCGATCTTGTATCGATATCACTTCAGCTTTCGGTTTTTCTTGCTTCACTTCTGCTTTGCTTTCTGCAAGTTTTATGCACTGCGAAAGTGCATCGTTCTTAAACTCTTTTTGCTGATCTTGAAGATTCGTGCCGTTCACACACATACGACAGAGAAACGATGCTGCCCTCGGAAGTTCAAAATCATCCAACTTCTTAATCGCATCTGCGACATTTTTGAATTTGAATTTTCGAGCATACTCGCTGATGTATTTACGAGGTGTCTTACGATCAGCAAAATAGTTGTACCAGTTGTATGCTCTGGTTAGATCACCTTGCGTGTAATCGTCGGTGAGAATAGGTTCTTCACCGAGATACTGTTGGTCAAGTGTTTTAGCACCACGTCTAACTTTCTTCTTAGCCATGAATTTCTCCTCTCACTCAATATACCCATTCTATCATATAAATTGGGAATTGTAAAGGGAGTTATCAAATTTTCGTTTGGCGTTGATCCTCAATATAATCTCGATGAGCACGAATACCGCTGCACCAGCCCCAAAAATAACTTCCAGCAGCACATGCTAGAATAAACACAACGTGGATAGCCCAAAGTTCTATGCTCATATTGCTTTCTCCAATGATTTTAAGAAACCAGTCCACTGGGCAGCACGGAAGTCCCAGTTATAGAAATTGTTTGTGTACTGTGCCTGAAAGTTTAGTTTTTCAATTACAGAATCTTCTCCATATATATTTATGGCTTGGAGAAGCATGTTCGCAAAAATATTTGCATGCCTGTTTGCATCTTCATCGAAGTTATACATCATGGCGAAGTTTGCTGTAGTTTCAGGAAGTGCTGCAAAGTTAGGACAAACGACCTGACAGCCAGCACTCATTGCCTCGAGAACAGAAATACCAGAGGTCTCTGGCCAAATGTTCGGATACGAATAGATGTGTGCTTTCTTTAGTGCTTCGCGAACTACATGGTTTGGTTGGAATCCATGATATGTGATATTAGGATGCTCTTGACATTTGGCAATTGCTGCAGCATGTTGTTGATCACGTTGCCCCCAACCATAAATTTTGAATGAGGAATACACATCAAGATGAATCTTTCTACCACCAGTTTTTGCTAGATGATCAACAAGAAACTCAAACACAGGAACCAAAATATCTAAACCACGATGCGGTGTTGTGTGGTATATCAAGTTCAAGCATTCATCCTGATCGGGTTTCTCATGTGGTTCAATAGGGACAATTGCATTCTGCAACACAATCCCGCGATTGTATGGAACCCCCAACCCCATGTTGAAAGTTTGCTGCTGATAGTTAGAAACGAAAACCAGTTTGGTGAACCGATCCAGGTTCTTTTCCTCTTTTAAGTGCTGAGACTCTGGATCATCCCAGGTGTCGTGAAGCCAAAGAATATTTGGCTTATTGGGATCAATCTTACGAACACGAGAGCAAATGATATTGAACTTGTCAAATAGGTCGGGGTCTACACGAACCTTCAGACCCTCCATCATCAACTCGGTGCCACCACGACTTTCGGCATAGGTGCCGTCCTCTCCTGGTTGAGCAATTGCTTGCTCCTTCAATCCCGTCACATTAAGTACTGTCATGCCGCAACCTCTTTCACGCTATCAATTCGAAACGAACGCCATGCGCTCTTATCAACATCCCACACAGCCAACACGTTTGGATTATCCTTGGCGGATGCCTCCTTGATATCCATTTGCGGCGGCAGGTGTGAACTATTTAGCGTGCAGTTCATAACCCTCTCACTGCCATCAACCTTCGTGAACGTGACAGTGATAACTCCTTCCTGAGCCATCTTCTTGATTTCATCTTTAGAACGCATCACAAAATCCTCCATTATGATTTTCAATATATTGATCCAGGTCTCGAATGTTTTGAATGATTACACCATCTCGGTCTTTTGCGACAGCATCGTCCTGCCAAACTTCATTTCTGAACACTATTTGTGTTCTTTCTAATTTTTGCCTTGCTTCATGATACGAATGCGAACTGATATTAAGTTTTAACATCACAACTCTCGAGAAAAATATACATTCTTTAATTCAAACATTTCAATACACCTCTGGCAACCAGCGCAAGGTTTTGATAAACCATGAATCCACTTTCGATTTGCCTTATTTCTTTTTGCCCTCACAATATATAGTTCGCACTTCGACAGATCTTCAACGTCGATAGACTTGAGTGCGTTCTTGATTGCGTGAACTTCTGCATGAAAGAAAACTGAATCCTGGTTTTTACGAAACTTGGCTTGAAACGGATGTGTCTTCTTGTGGTTGTAACCATAAGCAATGACTTTACCTCTGCGCACAACTGCGGCAGCAATTCTTGCACCACGAACAGGTTCAACTGACTGCGCAAGTCGAAAAGTTTCCTCAAAGATTTCGGCGTTCATCATGGATTCTTCTCTGAGTGTGGTACATCAAAGACAAAGGTTATTCGTTCCACGTCACCAACATTGATTGCTTGATGATATTTTTTGTTATCGAACCAGAAAAATGTACCAGGTTCAATTGTATGCCACTCACCATCAACCTCATAGTCATATGTTCCTTGAAGTGAGAAGTGGTAGCGATCTCTAGTCAGATAGTATGACCCATCATCGATGTGACGACCAACTCTGCCACCGACCTTTAGACGAAAGAACGCAGCCCTAGAAGTCTGCATGACACCCTGTCTACGAAGCCACTTTCTGATCTCAGAGTACTTCTTATAGAGAGGGGTCTTTTGTTGTAGTTGTGTATCCTTAGGGCTATCTCCCTCTTTCTCAACAACAGCCATGACAAGAGGCAAGAACCCATATGGATTCCTGTTTCCCCCAACCCCTGTTAAAGTGCTGACAAATTGCCAGTCACTTTCATTAGAAAGGACTTGACCTAGAACTTTGTCTACGTTCTCGTTTAACTTAATGAATCTAAAGTTAGACATCTATCAGACTAGCTTATTCTTTCCTCATTGCATGATATTCTTTGCAGAGGTCTTCAAACATAT